TAAGGAATTTACTGTTTGATAGGCATCCTTTATTGATTTAGTTACTGGAGTTGCTCTAAAATTTGAATCTAAAAAATACAAATGGTCTTTTCCAGCAAAGAAAATTCCACTTTCCCAAGGAGTTATACTTTTGTCAGATATACATCCAATATTTTCCTCTGACTCACTTAAGGACCACGCTGTCGGGTCTGAGGATGGAACTGATAATCTATAAATACCACGCTCCATAAACACCACCAAGTCTCCCATAAGTGATGACAACCCTACAATTGCACCGCCTTGCATATCTCTTAGCTGGATATAATTTGATATTGGAAGGATATCATATTGATTTAACTCTGAAAAAATAACCCAATTATCATGGTCTTCATAAGAACCAGTATATGCATTTGGGTCAAGCCTAACACCAGCCACAAATTGCCTACCATCTGTAATTACAGAATATTTATAATTAACCTCAGTCGAGCCAACACCAGCCAATGGATGGTAAGCTCCAGCAACAAATCCAGTATCAAAAGTATCTAAAGCTATTGCATCACCAGCCGGTTGACTCCACTGGTCGCCAGCAGAAGTTATTAAAATGGCTGAAGATGGAGTTGAAAACGGAGTGGCATTAACCTTGAATACATCTGTAATATTATTCACAATAATATGGTTGCCAGTTCCACCAACTTTAGCAACCTTATCTACGGCTCCATCTGTACCACTCACAGACCCTTCTAGAGCGAACACATTATCACCAGAATATACCGCACTTCCAGCTTGAATTACCTCATTCACTTCTACAGTATCAACCCAAGTATATTCTCCGGCAGAACCAGAATCAGTCCCTATTTGAACCTTAAACCCCGCATCTGATGTGGTTGTGTATTGTCCGGAAAACTCTGTAAACCCGGCAGTATAACCAAGAGATTTAGTTTCAATTGTTACATAAGAACTACCATCATAAACCTTTAGGTAGGCTGAATTTGAGGATGGGTAGCCAGAATTTAGCCGAGTATACTTAATAAAGCACTTAATTGTATATGTTGTTCCATTTTTATTAAGGGCGATATAATCATCGCTAATCACCCAATGGCTCCCACCAGCACCATACATCTTCACAGAATTACCACCAGTATACCCACTTGATTCTTCTGATATATAGCTAGAGGACCCTCCAAAAGTCCAACCATCTGTATATGGGCTTGTCATATCATAATTTGGAGCTAAATTTGTTTCATTCCTAATTTCCCAGTATTTTGTAGTACCCCAATCATCAGTTGACCCATCGAAATCAGCCCCAAGATAAAGGTGATTTGCATGAACCTCATCAATATCACGTTTATTGCCACTGCCAGATAGGGTTGTAGTTTTTTGTACAGTCTCTTGAGTAGCGTGCCAATATAATTTATGGGAGGTTGTTGCATCACTATCTATTGCAACACCACCGCTAAATACTCTCTTACCAGTCTCACCAGTTCCATTTATCCAATCAGTTGCAGTTGATTGAGTAGTTTCAAATGTATTAATTTTTTGATACAGCGAATCCTCTGGGACATGGCCATCTGTAATTGCTCTATATAAATTGATTGAAGTTATGCGTGGGTCCCAATCCCCAGCACCGTCATTAAACCCTAATCTAATTTGAACATTGGAATTTGGCGGGTCGTTCGCAGTTAAACTAAAAGCCTTATATTCATCCCTGAATGGAAGTTCTTGGTTACCATCAAAAACTGGAGTAATCTTATAATAACAAGTTTTAGCAGTTGTTGCAAAAGGAAGATTACCACCACCACCTTGATTTAGTTTTGTATATGTTGCATCAGCAATAATTGTAAATGTAGTTGGGTACTTTGGTGGCAGACCAACATTTAAAGCATCGTAGCTATATAAAGAAGTTGTTGTATCTGTGTAAAAAAAATTCCTATCTATACTTTGAATAATTCTAGGTTGTACCGTTGTGCCACCAGCAACCCTCAAAAAAGTCCCATGGTTATATATCCGTGCATCAGACACATTTAAATCCGTAAGTGTAGTCCAAGATGCTAGATTGGCAGAGGTTCCAGCACTATACCAAACCTCTCCTGCCGAATCCAAGGCAATCCAAGCAATATCGTTTGTGAATCGTGAATTAACCCATCTAAAAATTGCTATAAAAGTTTTATTAGTATCAACAGCGGTCTTAGCCCCTTTCCGCTTATATATTATGCCCGGTTTATCAAATTCTGCATTAATAAGCTCAGTGCATCCGTTTATACCAACATCCTCTCCATCAGCCTGAGTAATTAATCCGCTACTTAAAGGTATTTGCTGGATTCCCACTACTTACTCTCCGTCCCAATAACTTGGTCAGATAAATATCTTTCATTTAAAGTCTTTACTATATTAAGCCCACTATTATATGCACTAGTCGCCCTATCAGGCTTAGAATCCATTCTCCATAGTTGGGCTTCTGCAAAATCAAGCACCATTTCCTGAAGAGCTATATTCAATTCACACTCGGTGCCACTTGCAGTTAAATCTGTTGGAGCCTTTATATACCATACGTCAATTAAAACGCATGAAGTCGGCTGTACATAAATTGTTTCATCAAAAGAGAATGCAACTGGATTTGTTGCTGTTCCACTTAGATATGTATTTTCAAGGTCCTTTATATCCTTATGCTCAATCAAGGTACACCATTTATCATTGGTTTCATCAAATACCCCTGTAATCCCATTTCGGATAGGGAGAGCTGACCCAAATGCAGTCGCATAGGTACATGTGCTCCATCGAGCACCAGCCCCTGCTGTTTTATTATTTACGATAGTCTCTAGTTCTTGTAAGTATCTATTGTCTATTAAATTAACTACAGTTTTTTGGGCAATATTTAAAGCGTCTAAAACAGTTGCTTGAGTAAAAACAGTTTGAGCTGGGTCCTCCATTCGGAGTCCCATACTGGTAATCATTTCGTTGCCGGTCATTATTTTTCCTTTTCCCAATAAGGGAGCTCCGAAGAGCCCCCTTAAAAGTTTAACTTACAGCTTAGTAGCCTGTTGGACCACCTACTAACATTCCTTGCATACGTGGGTTAGTACAAACTAACTGACCCATCCAGAAAATGCGAGCTTGCATAGCATCGATTGACTCCATTGCTTTGAAATCCTCAAAGGCAAAGTTTCTCTTACTATGAACCTTGTAATCTAGATACTTAGTATTTAAGAAATACATTTGTCCGTCTGGACAATGTGAATCAACAACAACTGATGCACCCTTAAATCGTAAGCTTTGGAACCCAGCATCACCTAAAACGGCATCACCGTCAAAACGCTTATTACCTTGCAATGAAGATTCATAAGCATCATAGATAACTTGAGTAGTTACGATTAAATCAGGCTGGTCGCTATCAACGGTACATGCACCATACATCTGAGTCATAACCCTTACACCTTGAGATACACCATTGGTAGTCGAGGTAAAGGCATCAAATGAAATAGCACCAGTATCGTTACTACCATCCATGGCAAGAGCAGTAGCTCCAGAAACACCACCAACGGTACCTATAGCCCACTCGAATGTACCGAGATTAGAGTTCCAGAAGTCATTGGTTCCGGGAGTTCCAGAGTCAATACCACCTAAAGAACGGTCATATCCGATTATAGTATTAGCAACAGCACCCTCTGGCAAGTATGTAATTGTACCAGATAACCCAGTCATATCATGGATTAAACCGTTACCATTGTCATGTGCCAAGATGGTGGCCGCCACATTTGAAGCACCATCATATGTCCCTCTACCATTCAAGGATACTAATCCCTCTGCTACCTGAGCGGTTGCAAACATACCAGTACCAAAAAGGTCTTTGATAGTTTTTTCAGCGTTAGCCATTCGAGCTTTTAAAACTGACAGCACCTGTGATGAGCCTGCGTTAACAAACTTTTCTTCACCAGAGATGTTAATAGAATTATAGGCTGTAGCCCAATCCCATTCAGCTTTCTTAGCAACTTCGGTCATAGCGTTAGCTAAATCACCACCACCTGTAAGAGTTCCCGCATTAGGTTTAACCCAACCCGAGTTCCCATTTTGTGCATATTCTATAGGAGTTACAATTTTTGCACCACCGTCTAACATTTCAGCATTCTTAAGAAGCTTAAAGCATAAAACATTGGAGTTAAAAATGTTATCCACAAGAACAGGCATGAATTTGTCTCTCGTCAATGCGGAGACAGTTGTAGATAAAGCCATTTTACTTTATCCTTTCTCTCGGATTATTCCGAGCCTATTCATTAAAGTACTTCGCAATATCAGGGTCATTAATAGACATTTCCTTGAAAGTTGAATACTTCTTAGGAGATTTACTCTCCTTAGCACCCAATTCAGATGTGCCTATAATTTTCCCGTCATTGCGAGACTTATTCTCAGCCAACTTTTTAAAGTGGGTAAGCTGGTCCTGCATCGCATCAAACGACCACTCCTTAAAGGCTAATTCAAGATTCGGTAAGCCATTAACGGTAAAACGCTCAGCGTTATCTTCCGTGAATTGCAAGAATGCTTGGGTTCCCTCATTATTAAGAATTGAGGGGTTTGCCTCTTCAAGTGAAGTTAGTTGCGAATCGAGAGTATCAACACGAGATTCTAAAACACGTTCAGACTCAATTCCTTCTAATGTCTCTAAACGCTGTTCTACTGGCGACAATTCTTCATCAGGAGCATCAGCTCCTAATTCAGGGAATTTGCCGTTTAAACCCAATTTATCAGCTTGAGAGGCATCATCAAAGAAATAATCCTTTACATGCTCACGAAATTCATCGTCTTCATTGATTTTCTCAACTAACTTATTCCACTTCGCTAGGTCCTGAGCTTTCTGGGTGTTTGTCTTTGACCACTCAGATTTATTCTGAGAATCAGACATCCATTCCTTGATAGTGTCAACATCATAGTTCTCACCATCTATCTCAATTCCATGCGATTCAGATACAGTCTCAATTACTTCCGGAGAAGTTTCCTCTGTTTCTGTTGGTTGAGCCTCAGTGGACTCATCAACCGATGCTTCTGACGCTGTGGTCTCATCGGGTGTTGTGAGACTAGCCATTTCATCTGGCGTAATCTCTACGTTATTATATC